CTTACAGCTCGGCGCAATCAAGGTGAAGTCCGCGGACGGACAAGCCGCTGATGTTGGTGTAGTCACCACAGAGCTGAATCAGACACAATCGCAGACCCTCAAGGACGATTACTACAACGCAATGCTCACTATCTGCGGTATGCCGAACCGTAACGGCGGTTCTTCCACGAGTGATACTGGTTCTGCCGTGTTGCTCCGTGATGGTTGGTCTGACGCAGAAGCTCGAGCAAAGGACAGCGAGAATGTCTTCAAGCGAGCAGAAAAGAAAATGCTCAAGCTGGTTCTTCGTATCTGTCGAGACCTCGGCGGTCTCACGCTCAAGTTGAGTGATATTGATATGAAGTTCACTCGCCGTAACTACGAAGCCATTCAGAGTAAATCTCAAGTCCTTATCTCTATGCTTCAAGAGCCTAAGATTCACCCACAGTTGGCGTTCCAGCATAGCGGAATGTTCTCTGACGCTGAATCTGCTTACAACATGAGCATGAAGTATTACGAGGAGCAACAGGAGAAAGCCGCTGAACTGGCTAAGAAGACTACTCCCGATGATTCCGGGGACGATGATAATGACCCGGACAATAACGATATTTAAGCGGTAAGCCGCTGTGAATATAGGCAGAGAAGCCTTAAATCGCAATAGTCAGAGAAGACTTAAACCGCAAACATTGTCACAGAAGACATTAAAAGACAGGAGGATTTCAACATGGCAAAAATTGACATTAGCAAGATTGACGGCTATGCCGACATGACCCCGGAACAGAAAATTGCCGCTCTTGAAGCGTTCGAGACAGAAGACCCCGATTACAGCGGATATGTAAAGAAGGATATTTTCGATAAGACAGCTTCCGAGCTTGCGGCTAAGAAGAAGGAGCTGAATGAAAAGCTCACCGAGGACGAGCAGAAAAAGCAGAAGGAACAGGAGGAACGTGAGGAGTTACAGTCCAAGTACGACAAACTGCTCCGTGAAAGCGAAGTTTCCAAGTTCAAGGCAAAGTTGCTCGGCATGGGTTACGAGGAGAAGCTGGCTGACGCTACCGCAGAAGCAATGGCTGATGGTGATACCGAGAAGGTCTTCGCCAATCAGAAGAAACATCTTGAGAATGTCGAGAAGAAGGTTCGTGCGGAAGCCCTTAAAGATACACCGAAACCGACCCCGGACGGAGATTCCAAGACAATGACCCTTGAGAAGCTCCGCAAAATGTCTCCACAGGAGCGTTATGACTATTCTGTGAAGAATCCCGAGGACTACAAAGCCCTCTACACCAATAACGATACAGGAGGTAATGAGTAATGGCTCATAAGATTTATGACAATTTCTATCTCTCCAACGAGGTAGAAGACCAGTTCAATTCCCACCTCGATTTACAGCAGTTCTGTACTGTTGATAACTCTCTCGTGGGTACTGCTGGTATGAAGCGCAAGATTAACGTCTACAAGGCTACCGCTGGTACGGAGAAGCTGAAAATGGGCGAAGGTAACACCAAGAGCATTGAGGTTTCTTTCACCCCGGAGGAGTACGAGATTCAGCTCGCACAGAACAAGTTCCAGTATTATGACGAACAGGAAATGACTGACCCTATGCTCGTTCCTGTCGGCACTCGTCACATGGGTACTGATATGTTCAATACCGTAAACGGCGATGTGTACGGCGAGTTCAAGAAGGCTACTATGGTCGTTCCTACTGCGAAGATTGACTTCGCCGCATTTGTGGACGCTGTTGCCAATCTGAACATCGAAAGCACTGACAATCAGCCGGAGAAGGTTGCTCCGCAGACTTTCGCTTTCGTACACCCGGGTGATACTGCCGAGCTTCGTAAGAACCTCGCAGAAGACCTCAAGTATGTGGAAGCGTTCGCTCGTGCTGGCTACATCGGTACTGTTGGCGGCGTGAACATCTACACCAAGAAGGACGCTACGAAGGGTACTATCGTGGTTGCTACTCGACAGGCAGTTACCATCTTCAATAAGAAGGGTGTCGAGGTTGAGACTGACCGTAACGGCGATATTCGTCAGAACACTATTTGGTCTCGTAAGTATTACCTTGCGGCTCTGACTGACGCTACCAAGGCAGTCAAGATTTTCAAGGGTACTGCTACTGCCACTGCGGACACTACGGTTTCCGAGGGCAAGGTTTACTACGCTAAGACCGACAACGGCTACATCGTTGGTAAGCCTAAGACCAACCCGAAGACCGAAGGTTTCTACGAGATTGCCTAAGTAAAGGAGGTGGACAACATGACCGAGGAAGAAAAGCTGATTGCTCTCAAAGCGATGGTCGGTGGTTCGGACAGTGACGAAGTGCTGTCCACCTATCTCAAACTGGCTGGTCGTAAAATCATCAATCGAGCATATCCGTATGATTCCAGCGTAACGGAAGTTCCGGCACAGTATGACACTCTCCAATGCGAGATTGCCGCTTATATGCTGAACAAGCGTGGTGCGGAGGGTCAGACCTCTCATTCCGAGAACGGTATTTCCCGAAGCTATGAAAATGCTGATATTCCGTCCTCAATGCTCAAGGTGGTTACTCCTCATGTGGGGGTGATTAAATGAGAATGATGGTACGAAATAAGAGCAAATTCTTCTACGCTCTGTACAAAGAAAAAGTCCCTAAGACGGACGAATACGGAAATGTTACAGGGGAATATGAAATCATTCGAGACAACCCGGTAGAGTTCTCCGCTAATATCTCTGCCGCCAAGGGTGAAACAAGCACCCGGCAGTTCGGAGAAAGTGAAAGCTATGACAAGGTAATTGTCATGGGGACGGACTCTCCCCCTATTGACGAGTACACAGTGCTATGGGTAGATAAAACGCCACAGGTTGATGAAACCGGGGCTTTGGTTACAAACGATGATGGTGAGGTCATTACTCCTCACGATTACATCGTTAAGAAGGTAGCCAAGAGCTTGAACAGCGTATCGGTTGCGATAAGCAAGGTGACTGTCAGTGGGTAGGAAAGTTATCTCATTCGGATTGTCAATGAGTGAAATCAACCGAGCTATGAAAGAGCTGGCTGATTACAAACAAGAAATCCTTAGAAAAACAGAACTCCTCCGAGAGAAAGTAGCCGAGCGGCTGGCTGATGAAGCGAAAAGCGGATTCAGCGGTGCAATCGTTGACGAGCTGATTCTCAAAGGAGGGCAAACTTCTCCACGATACGCACAAGTCGATGTGTCGGTTGACAATCGAGGGTCGGTTACTGTCGTTGTCGCAAGTGGTGAAGACGCTGTGTGGGTTGAGTTTGGTGCTGGTGTCTATCATAATGGCTCTCCCGGTTCGTCCCCTCACCCTCACGGTGCGGAACTGGGAATGACAATCGGTGGATTCGGTAAGGGTAACGGCAAGAAAGAGGTTTGGGGATTCTACGAAAATGGCGAATTGAAGCTGTCTCGTGGTACTCCGGCTCGTATGCCGATGGCTCTTGCAATCACCACCGTTTGTAATGATATTCAGTCTATCGCAAAGGAGGTGTTCGGGTGATTGACATTGAGACAGAGGTATTCAGTATCGTGTCCGCAGAGGTGCGAAAAAAATACCCGAAAATCTATATGACTGGCGAATATGTCAAGTCTCCACCTTCTTTTCCTTGTGTCTCTCTCATTGAGACAGACAATCAAGTTTATCGAAACACTCGAGATTCCGGGTGTATCGAAAACCACGCACAGGTGCTTTACGAGGTCAATGTCTACTCTAACAAAACGAGTGGTAAGAAGACTGAATGTAAAGCAATCATCGCTCTCATTGATTCCAAGATGGAAGCACTCGGTTTCACACGAACCCTTATGAACCCTGTTCCCAACGAGGAAGACGCAACGGTTTACAGAATGGTAGCTCGATACAGGGCTATCGTCTCTAAAAACAAAACTATTTATAGGAGGTAAACAAGCATGGCTATTAGCACTTACAAGATTTTTCTCATGCAGAAGAACACTTCCGCATGGGAGAAGCTGATTGACATTAAGGAGTTTCCCGACCTCGGCGGTGCGCCGGAAATGCTGGAAACTACTACTCTGTCTGACAAAATGCAGACTTACATTCCGGGTATTCAGTCCCTCGATTCTCTTGAGTTCACTGCGAACTATACTCTCGAGGAGTACAAGAAGCTGAAAGCACTGGAAGGTACAGAGAAGGAGTTCGCCGTTTGGTTCGGTGGTACGGAATCTGGCGATACCGTCACTCCTACTGGTGACAGCGGTAAGTTCAAGTTCAAAGGCTCTCTGTCTGTTTATGCTAACGGCGGCGGCACGAATGAGGTTGTCGAAATGACTATCACTATCGCTCCGTCCACTGTTATCAGCATGGACGCAGAGTAAGGAAAAATAAGGAGGATAAATCATCATGGCAAAGCAGTTGAAATTCACTTTCAAGGATAAAGAATATGTCCTTGAGTTCACTCGCAGAACGGTTACGGAAATGGAGAAGAAGGGCTTCGTTGCGGCAGAGGTCGAGAACAAGCCTATGTCTACTCTCCCGGCACTGTTTGAAGGTGCGTTCCTCGCACATCATCGTTTCGAGAAGAAGGAAGTTATCAACGAAATCTTCTCCCACATGACGAACAAGGAGGAGCTTATCGGTAAGCTGGCAGAAATGTACAACGAGCCGATTATGGCACTGGTCGAAGAACCCGAGGAATCCGAGGGAAACGTAAGCTGGACAGCGAGTTGGTAAGTGATTCGCTGTTGACAGATGAATCCGCTAACAAGGGGAGCGAGCGTGGGAATCGCTCTGCTCCCCCTTCTTATTCGGAGATTTTTCTCGCAAAGTTCCCCTATTACTTATCAATAGGCATGACGGAAGAACAATACTGGGATAGAGATTCCACTCTCGTGAAGTCCTACCGCAAAGCGGAGGAGCTTCGCAAAGAGAGGGTCAATCAAGAAATGTGGTTACAGGGTATGTACATCTATGACGCTATTTCTCGTCTGTCTCCGATTCTTCGTGCTTTCGCCAAAAAGGGAACGAAAGCCCAACCTTATGTCGAGGAAGCATATCCCATCAATAAAAAGACGGTGGAGGAAGCAGAACTCAAGAAGGAAAAGGCTAAGTCTGAAAAGGGTCTGCGCTATATGCAAGCGTATATGGTACAGGCAAATAAGCAGTTACAAGAAAGGAAGTGAGTTTTATGCCTACTACAATCGAACAACTCGAATTGGAAGTTCAGTCGAGTTCCACCTCGGCTGTCGCTGGTATAGACGCTCTTTCCGCTTCTTTGTCCAAACTCAAAAATGCAGTTAGGGGCGGTGTCGGATTAACAAGCGTTGCAAATCAAGTACGCAATCTCGATACCGCCCTTAAAAGCATGGATAGTTCCGGGGCAGACAAGATTGACAAGCTCGCTTCCAGTTTGGAAAAACTGAAAGGTCTCGGCAGTCTCAAGATTTCGTCTTCCATCGGAAATCAGCTTCAAAATATCGGCAGTGCCGCCGCTTCCCTCACTGGTGTAGATTTCAGTGCTATGGAGAAGCTGGGTACAGCACTTCAACCGTTGAACAATCTGAACGCTTCCGGGCTAAAGTCCACTATCAATGCGCTCAATAAGTTACCGAAGCTGGCAGACACCCTCGACAACATGGATATGACTAAGTTCACCAGTCAGATTCAGCAGTTGTCTACGGCTCTTGCTCCGCTGACAAATCAGCTCAATGCTGTAACTGCGGCGTTCAATCGTCTTCCTACGAACATTCAGAGAGCTATTACCGTCACGAACAGAATCTCGCAAGAGAACAATAAGGCGGCAAATAGTTACATGAATCTGTATGCCAAAATTAAAATGGCTATGGGTGTTGTGCGTACTGGTGCGAGAGTAATCGCTTCGTGGATAACACAGTCCAACCAGTACATTGAGGATTTGAACCTGTTTACCGCTTCTATGGGTAAATACGCAGAGGAAGCACAGAACTACGCAGAAGCAGTCAGCGAAGCTCTCGGTATCGACCCGGGCGAGTTCATGCGAAATCAAGGTGTGTTCAACACCATCATTAGCGGTTTCGGCGTGGCGAGCGATAAAGCGTACCTCATGTCCAAGAACCTCACACAGCTCGGCTACGACATTTCTTCGTTCTTCAACATTTCGTTTGAGGACGCAATGCAGAAGTTACAGTCGGGTATCTCGGGTGAGCTTGAGCCGCTTCGTAGACTGGGTTACGACCTGTCTGTTGCAAGACTGCAAGAGGAAGCTCTTGCTCTCGGTATCGAGAAAAAGGTCTCTGCTATGACACAGGCTGAAAAGTCGCAGTTGCGTTACTACGCAATTATGACACAGGTAACTACCGCTCAAGGTGATATGGCTCGTACTCTGAACGCTCCGGCGAACCAGCTTCGTGTTTTACAGGCACAGGTTACGCAGTGTGCAAGAGCTTTGGGTAATATCTTTATCCCGGCTCTGAACGCAGTATTACCGTATGCAATCGCTTTGGCGAAGATTGTCCGTATGCTGGCAAACTCTATCGCAAGTCTGTTCGGATTCAAACTCCCGGAGGTGGATTATTCCGGCATTTCTGCTGGTGCTTCTGCGGTTGGCGATTTGGCTGACAACGCCGGGGACGCTTCCGATGGACTGGGTAAAGCCGGGAAAGCGGCTAAGAAGCTGAAAAATGCTCTGCTCGGTATTGACGAGCTGAACGTCCTGTCTAAAGACGATGGTTCCAGTGGAAGCGGTAGCGGCTCGGGTGCTGGTATCGGTGGTGGGGATTTAGGCATTGACCTTCCTACCTACGATTTCCTCGGTGACGCAATCACTTCTAAGGTTGACGAAATCGTTCAGATGATTAAGGACGCTATGTGGGAAATCACGGCTGTTATCAGCGGATTCCTACTGGCAATCGGTACTATCCTTGTTGTCACTGGTGCGAACATTCCTCTCGGTCTCGGTCTTATGGCTGTTGGTGCTGTCGGTTTGGCGGCTACGGTAATGGCGAACTGGAACGGAATGTCGGAACGGTTGGCGAAGGTACTCACCCTCGTTACCGGGGTGTTGGGTGGCTTCCTGTTGGCTATCGGTGCTTTCCTTGTATTTTCGGGTGTCAACGTACCGCTCGGTGCTGGTCTCATGGTGGCTGGTGCGGCGGCTCTCGGTACTGCGGCTGTAATTAACTGGAAGTTCCTCAACGGAGACCTGTCGAACGCTCTGTCCATTCTCACGGCAATCGTGAGCGGTGCATTGCTGGCTATGGGTGCATTGTTCGCCTTTACTGGCGTTGATGTTCCTCTCGGTATCGCATTGATGGCGGCTGGTGCTGTCGGCATGGTTACAGCAATCGGTCTTAACTGGGATTCGATGTCTGACCCTCTCCGTAGGACAATCGGTATGCTCGAAACCATTGTTGGAGGTGCATTACTGACATTCGGTGCAATTCTCGCTCTGACTGGTGTAAACGTTCCTCTCGGTGTTGCGATGATTGCCGCTGGTGCGGTTTCTGTCGCTTCGGCAGTAGCTTTGAACTGGAACTCCTTAACAGGTGATGTTCAAGAATCCGTACTAAGCATTGTGGCTATCGTGAGCGGTGCTTTAATCGGTGTCGGTGCAATCCTCGCTCTGACAGGAGTTGCAACCGGGCTGGGTATTGCGATGATTGCCGCTGGTGCTGTCGGTCTTGCCGCAACGGTCGGTTTGAATTGGAATAGTATGCCGGACAATATCAGAAAGGTTACTACGAAGATTCTTCTCATTGCTGGGGCGGCTTCCATTGCCATAGGTATGATTCTCGCTTTCACAGGAGTTGCAACTCCTCTCGGCGTAGGTCTTATTCTTGCTGGTGCGGCGGCTCTCGGTACGGCTGTGGCTCTTAACTGGGACACTTTGACAAACAAGCTAAAGGGCGTAACTACTAAAATACTTGCTATCGCTGGTGCGGCGGCTCTTGCAATCGGTATTATCCTGTGCTTCACCGGGGTTGGTATTCCTCTCGGTGTCGGATTGATATTATCAGGTGCGGCGGCTCTCGGTACAGCAGTAGCTATTAACTGGGAAACCATCAAAGAAAAAATCAAGGGAGTTTTCACCAAGATTAAATCAATGGCTGGTTCTCTCGGCAAACTCGCTATCGGTCTCATGTTGTGTCTGACAGGTGTTGGTATTCCTCTCGGTCTTGCTCTCATTGCCGATGGGGTCAAAGACTTCGCTACTGGAAAACCTGTTAGCTGGGGTTCGATGGTGAGTGGAATTAAGGAAGCTCTCGGAAATATATCTGACGAGTGGAACAAATTCAAAAAGAAGGTTAAGAACAGCAAGCCTGTTCAATTCCTTGCCGAAGTAAAAAACAATGCTTCGGAATGGTGGGACAACGTAAAGGATTGGTGGTCTGACAAAACGAAAGACGGTCTCTCTCTTGAAACTGGCGTAAAGCTCGTGAAAGATGGCTGGTCTTCTGTGAAGAACTGGATTGGTAACATTCCGGCTGTGAAACAGGGTGTTGGGCTTCTGAAATCCGGCTGGTCTACCGTGAAAAACTGGATAGGCAACATTCCTACCGTAGACCAAGCTGTCGCACTCGCAAAGAGCGGCTGGCAGACGGTCAAGGGCTGGATTGGCAATATCCCGGGAGTATCGCAAGCAGTAAGTCTTGCGAAATCCGGCTGGAACTCTGTAAGAGAGTGGGTTGGTAATATCCCGGTTGTCAGTCAAGGAATCTCGTTGCTGAAATCCGGCTGGACAACGGTTAAAAACTGGGTCGGCAATATTCCTACTTTGTCCCAAGCAATCAATCTCATTAAGAGCGGTTGGCAGACAGTAAAGGGCTGGATTGGTAACATTCCCACTCTGTCCCAAGCAATCAGCCTTATCAAGAGTGGTTGGACAACGGTTAAGAATTGGATTGGAAATATCCCGGTTCTTTCCCAAGGTATCAGTTTACTCAAGTCGGGCTGGACAACGGTTAAAAACTGGATTGGTAACATTCCTACGCTATCGCAAGGAATTTCGTTGCTGAAATCCGGCTGGTCTACCGTAAAGAACTGGATTGGTAGTCTTCCTGTTATCGCTCAAGGTATTTCGCTTTTCAAGTCCGGGTGGACAACGATTAAGAACTGGATTGGTAGCCACACCGTAGGTGTCGGTATCTCTCTATGGAAAGACGGTTGGTGTTCTATCTCGAGCTTCGTTGGTACTTCGGTATCTGTCGGTATCTCGCTTTTCAAATCCGGCTGGACTTCTATTAAGACGTTCTTCGGACTGGCGAACGGCGGTATCGTGGGTGCAAACGGCGGTGTGAAGATGTTCGCTTCCGGCGGTATCATCACTCCGAATATGTGGAAAGCAATGCCGAAATATGCTGGCGGCACGAACCGAGCGCATGGCTCCATGTTCGTTGCTGGTGAGAGCGGTGCAGAGCTGGTGGGTCATGTAAATGGTACTACCGAGGTGCTGAACCGATTCCAGCTTGCTTCCGTCATGCACAGCTCCATCGTGAGCGGTATGGCACAGTTCTCCGGGTACTGGCAGTCCATGTCTCGAGACATTGTGACTTGTGCGAACGGTATTATCAATGCCGTTGTCGTAAGTACCGCTGGAATCAACGAAAACCTCGTGCTTGCTTCGGCAAGCGGTTATGACCCTTATAACTCGCTGGCACAGACGGTGTACGAAGATTCCAAGAAATCCTATGACGGTGCATATTCCGATGATTCGTGGTCTCGCAATATGCGTGAGTTCTACCACGAGTATGTCGAGCCTACTCTCAAGGAAATCGCTACTGATACCAAGAGACAGGCAGACAAGAAGGAACAGACCATCGTAAAGGTCGGCAACCGTACAATCAATGACGCTGTTACCACGCAGAAGGAAGCAAACGGTTTCAGCTTTACCGAGTAAAGGAGGTGTGTAGCGATGGCATATTTAGCGATAAATGGTTATGAGCTACCACCTTGTAAACGAGGTGTGAGCGTGGTCGTAACCACCGCGGTTGACAGCGGACGAGACGCTAACGGTGCTGTTGTAGGTCAAAGAGTTGGACGAGACCAGTACAAGATAGATGGGCTTGAGTGGGCGTGGCTCACTGCGGCTCAATGGGAACGGATTCTCTCTATCTTGAGCAATTTCTTCGTCTATGTCGAATTTAATGACCCGGTAACAAACAAGCGCAAAACCGTAAGAATGTACTGCGGAGACCGTACAGGAGAACCCTACTGGGTGACAGAAGACGGTACTCCAACGCATTATCGGAATTGCAAGGTAAATCTTATCGACACTGGCGAGTAAAGGAGGGGTTTTATGCAGAAAGTATCGAAAGCATACAAAGAAAGCATGAAGTCCTCTCTCCGTGAGAGAGCATACATTATGATTTCTTTCGGACTTGTGAACCAAGAAGCACAGGCAAAAGCTACGGTCGATAATGGCAGTTATGCCTACTACTCGAACAAGGACAATATCTTTGGAGAGCATATTGACGATACGGTCTATGCCACTCTCGAGGAGGAGTTCACGAAAGTAGATGGCTCTATGTTCTTTCTCCCTCGGGCTACCGAGGGAGGGAGATACTATGATACCGGGATTATCTCGGACAAGCTGGTTTCCGAAGCTCAATGTGAAGTGGTTATCAGCTTGAACACAATCGCAACGGATTTCAAGGGTCTCACGATTAACTTCGGTGAGAATTACCCAGTCGATTTCGATATTGTCGGAAGTACCGGGCAGACCATTGAGTTTAGAGGGAATACAAAATCAAAGTGGAGTACCGAGGAAGTATTGGAAAATACAACCTATATCAAGCTGGTGTTCTACAAGATGAAGAACCCTCAAAGCCGTTTGCGTATCTACTCTATCATGTTCGGTTACGGACTTGTGTATTACAACGATTCTGTTATGAGTTCTGCTCTTGACAGTTACGTTTCCCCTATCGGGGCTGATGTTCCGCAGTTCGATTTTTCGGTAACGCTGAAAAACTACGACCACTACTTCAATGTGGATAACCCGAACTCGGCTATCAACTACCTCGAGACAGGACAGGAAATGAATATTATGTACGGTTATCAGACCCCGGGTTCTGACACTATCGAGTGGATTCAAGGAAATCACCTGTGGTGTTCTGAATGGGAAAGTGACGATAACACGGCTACAATCCGTTGCCAAGACATTTTCCGAAACATGGACGGTGAGTATGTGAAGGGTCTGTATAGTGCTGCTGGTAAGAGCTACTACGCACTGGCAGAGGAGATTTTGAAGGACGCTGGAATTTCCGAGTATTACATCGACCCACGTTTGAAGAAGCTCTACTCTAACAACCCGATTCCGAGGGTGAAATACAAAGAAGCATTGCAGATTATCGCAAATGCCTGTCGATGTGTTCTCACCCAGTCTCGAGACGGCAAGGTTCAAATCAAGTCGAATTTCATGCCGAGTGCTTCCATCGCAACCAACGGCGAGGAGACCTACTCCAATGCCGCAAATGTGCTGACGGACACACCGAAGGTCGAATATGCAACCCTCGCCGGGAATTATACCCCTACCGATGGGACGATGTTCTTCCTTCCGAGAAACGGCAAGGCGGCTCTGACAACCGGGTATGTCTCGAAGGAAATCTCCGGGGCAAACGGAACATTCACAAAGAATCCTGTCGTTACTATCACGATGGAAGCGATTCGAGCTTATTACGGTTTGAAGCTGGTCTTCGGTACAGCTCTCCCGGCGGCGTTCACAATCAGAACGTACAAGGGTGGCGAGCCTGTAAATGAATACCCGGTTGAGAAAGACGAAATCAACACCACTTCGATTATTCTTCGAGATTTCGATGATTTCGATGTGATGAAGATTGAGTTCACCAAAACCGCAGAACCGTACAACCGTATCGTGCTGAACTATTTCAGTTTGAGCGATGTTGTGGATTTCACCATGAATCGCCGGGACATGACCTCCTCTCCGAAAGCTATCAAACAAGAGCTTATCAAAGAGGTTATCGTCCCATGTTACACCTACCAAGAGAATAATCGAGAAGAAAACATTGTCTATGAGGACATAGATGTAGTCGCTGGTGAGGTCGAGACTTATTACATTCAAGACCCTTCCTATGGTTATAAGGTGAAGCTCGATGAAGTCGAAGGTAAGGCAACCGTAGTGGCATGGAGTAACTACTTCGTTACCATCAAATTCAATGTCACTGGCTCGTTTAAGCTCGAGGTACAGGGCTATCGGTACAAAATCGTTGAGAAGTACGCTACGGTGTCTCTCAATGCTCGTGGTAAGACAGTCAAGTGGAAGAATCCTCTGATAAGTAATACCACGATGGCGAATGAGCTTGCCGCATGGCTGGCTGATTACTACACAGCCGGAATCGAGTACGAATACGATACTCGAGGAAATCCCGAGCTGGACGCTACCGACATTGTGTATCAAGAAAACGAGTTTCACGATGGTATGAGGGTAAATATCTACCGTCACACTGTCAATTTCAAGCAAGCATTTTCGGGTCGAGTAACCGCCCGAAGGATTGGAGGTTAAAATGTCGTGGTCTACACCGAAAACCGATTGGAACGGTGAGACTGTCGATGGTGTTTACACCGGGGACAGATTCAATGCCGTGGACTTCAATCGAATTAAGAACAACCTCGAATACCTCCGTGAGTTGGCTATCAAGATGTATGACGAGTTCGCTATTCAGTCTGTCGGAAGCGATAAGACCGTAAAGGACTACTTCTATGCTGATGAAATCAATGCACTGGAAGCGAACCTCGTTATCATCAATACCCGCAGTCTCAAGAGGTCTTACGGCACTGCTCCTACCTATGCCGCCAATGGTAATACGATGGATTTCAAAGAACTCAATCGTTTGGAAGGAGCAATCCTTGACCTTTACGACAGGCTCACTAATGAGAGTGAGGGAAGGAGGATATTCACATGGAATTTTGGTATGAAGGGAGGGTTATAAATGGCGT